CCGCTACCCGCGACCAAAACGTAATATGGGTCGGACATAGTTCCTCCTTGTTAGTGGAGGCTTAGCATACACAGATTTAGCGTTCTGGCCCAACCGCTCTAATTACGGCGGGTTGATAGGTATTTAGGCGTTCTGCAACTACTACTAGGGTTGTTCCTATAAAAGCACTCGATAAAGAATAAAGAATAAAATTGCCCACGCCCGAAATATTTGCTAGGTAAGTTCCTAGGACGGATGACAGTAAAGCCACAACTAGTTTAAGTAAAGGCATAGATAAGAAAGTGTTAAAAAGCGCTATAAAAAATGCGGCGCTAAAAGATATAAGGACTAAGGTCAGCATGGACCTATCGTACTACTAATCAGGTTGAGCAAACAACAGCTCAAATGTGCTGCCGTAAGTAATCCAGTCTGGAAGGGTAGCAATCAATCGGCTTTGAACGGCAAAACGGTTGCGGTAATAGTGGCTTCGACCAGCATTGGCTACATCACCTTGCCAAAAAAGGTCAGTAAGACTTGCTACTCCATGGCTACCATCAAAGAAAGAGTTTACAAAAGAAGATTTTTCAAATAAAGCTGAGTCTAAAGTTATTTTATTTCCAGCAGCAGTTGCTGTCCAATTAACTCCCACTACAGCGGTGGTAGCGCCAACAGGAGCAGCTGCCGTTACAAAAGGCCGAACAAATAAATTTGTAACGCCTGTTTGCGTTCCATTAACTGTGCTTATTAATACATTGCTGCTGTTATACCATTTAATAAATGGAGTTAACGGACGGGTAACACCTGTTTGAGAAGTTGCAACATAAATGCTAAATGTGTAGTCATTTCCTGCAAGAACAGCAACTGGGTCTGAAGATATTCTTACATTTCCCGTTGCTAAAGATGTTGATTCTGCTGCCCCGTTACTAAGTGTTGTTACAGAGCTGTTTTGTGGAAGACCTGCTACATCTGTAATAATACTAAGGTTTGCATTGGTAGCATTCCAATACGTTGTACTTCCTTCAAAGTTAGGGTTTAATAACTCATTAATTCTTGTAGCCTTTAAATTAATAATTATCTGTCGTGCATCTTGAAAATAAGTTGCAGAACTTCCTAATTCAAATTGAATTGCATCAAAATAATGAATTTCACTAGAAGAGGCACCAGTAATTTTAAAATGAGGAACAGCATAATACGCTGTAGCAGGGGCGGTAGCTGTTTTAACTGAACGCTTCCACTCGGTTGTGCTATTAGTTACACCAGTTCCAAATGTAGAAGTAGATATTAAACTTCCAGTTCTTGTGTACCAAGCAATTGCTGCACTTACACTTCTTGTTGCAGAATTTGCTCTAGAGTACCCAGTAACAGTGTAAGAAGAACCTGCTTTTACTGGAATGCCGTATTGGCGTGCAGTTGTTCCATTTAAAGCTATTTCTACAGTTGCACTAGTTGTAGCGGTTACTTTAAGAATGCCTTTTTGTAAGTTTGGAAAGTTTGTCTGTGATAATACCTCACTGTATCCAGGAACTGCGCTGTCTTGGTTAACGGATAGTTTAAGTAAAGTAGCGTTAGAAACAGATGCCCAAGAGCCTATTGTCTCTTCAAAAGAAGAGTCATTTTTATCAAGCATAAGGTTTTTACCTTGAGTGACAGTATTGTCATATCCAGCGTATGCTTTAACATACTCTTCAATACCAAGTTTGCTTCCCTTGTTCTTATACAAAGTCATAATATTTCTAAGAAGAATTCTTGATTGACGCAATCCTAATTCAGGTTCATATTTAAGCCCAAATTGTTTCATAAATACTGGAACAAGGGCACCATTTAAATTTGAAACATCATAAAGATTTAAAACATTTTCAGCTTGTGTTTTGTATAAATCATGATTTAAAGCAAAAAGATTTAGAAAACGTTTAATTACATCATTATCTTGTTCAACAGAGGTGTCGTAAGGAACTTGTGAAGTAAGAATAATTGGAAGGTAGTTATACATATTATTTCCAGTATTAAAGTTTTTAACCGATACTCCAATAGCAAGTCCTGCAATTTTCCAAGTAGAGTAGGTTGTTTCTCTAACAAAAAGGGTGTAATAATAAGCAACGCTTTCTTTTAAACCAATATTATTTGGAGTCTGGCCCTCATCAAAGTATGAAGTTCTAGAGGTTGCGTTTGCGTCTTCAAATAAAATATCACCATCATCTGCTGCTACTGGAAACCCAATAGGGTTGCGAACAAGACGCAGATAATCCCAAGCTCCACTAGGTGTTGTCCAATTAAGTAATATTTTAGAATACCCATATGGTTTTGCGGTAAAAGGGGCAGCATTAAACTCTACAAGAGTAGTTGCCCCATAATACGAGGCACCGTAATAATCAATGCCATACTTTGACAATTACATACCGCCCATAAGAAACGTAGCGGTGAAATCTGTACCAGAACCTACCTGTCCCCCAGCAGCATAAAGAATTCCGTCAGGGCCAACTCTAGTTACTACGGTTCCAGAGGAGTCTTTCCACTGCATAAGGTCTGCACTCTGACTTGTAGCTGCTCTAATAGCTAATCCAACTACTGCAGCAGAACTGATAGTAATATCACTACCACCCACTTTTTTAACATATTGAGTATGCGTATCTGCAACAATGCCCTTTTCAATATTAGCAAGGCGTGCTTTAATAGTTACGTAATCAGTTGCTGTGTTAGCCCAGTCCGTTGCAACAGCAGCAGTAGCAACTGTAGGTGCGGTACCTAGTACTGATTCAATAGCGACAACTTCTTCTTGTAAAGAGTTGGGGTGTGCTGCTTGAATAATATCAACTACGTTTACCTTAGTGGTAAATGAGCGAACTGACGTTGGGTATGAGGCTGCCATATCTGTCCTTAGATTGTAATTCCGCCAACTGGATTAACCGTAATGGTTCCAGCCTTAGGGATTTCGTTGGTTGCACATGCAATTGTATTAACGCCGATTACTTTTAATGCAGCGCCAGTTGTTGTAGAGCTTCCGCCACAATTAGCGGAAAGAGTAATTGTCGCCGCTCCTGTATTTATAGCCGAGATAGTTGTCCCAGTGGGGATTGTTACCGTTCCCCCAGTTACCGCAATTTTTTGCCCTACTTCAAGGTGAGTAAAATCAGATACATTACTAATAGTGGCACTTGATGCCGCAATATTTCCAGTAAATGTAGCGTCAGCACGAGACAACAAAGTTACCTCTGCATAAGAAACACCATCTACTGGTAGTAAGGAAGACAATACATATTGAAGTACAAATTCTTCAGCAAAAATTACATTTGTAAATTCAAGTAAAGTTGATAAGTTTGCATATACCGCATTAGAAACGTTTTGTTGACGATATTGTGGAAGAACATTTACAGTTACAGTAATATCAATTGGCACATATTTTGGAGGAAGAACAGTAATTGTTGTAGTTGCTGGGGCTTTGTCTGTCAAGAAAGTAAGTACTTTATCTGCTGCATTATTAAAGATGGTATTTGGGTCACCGTTAACATCAACACCTGGAGTTCCTAAACTTACATCTCCATACGGAGCCATGTAAACTGTAATGTTATTAAAAGAGGTTGCATCAGCAATTGCTTTTCCTACAGCACTTACCTGCACCGCTAACGCAGCATAGTCTTGTAAGGACACTGCTCGGTTTAATGCAGTCAAAGAGTATGGGGCATTAAAACGAATTGTGTCAGTTGATTCTGGGTTTGAGCCACCAGCTGCAGCTTCTTGATTATTAACAGTTAATCCAGAGACTACATTTGTTAATAAGTAAGTAAGGGTGTTAGGCCCAACGTTGCCAGATGTTCCTCCACCAACACGATAGGTTACATAAATAGAACCCTGAGGAGGGATGCGACCACTGATATTGTCGCCAAAATTTACATAAGAAACGTTGTCAGCATCTGTAGAAACAGTGTATACAGGGTCGTTATAACCAGCGTCAATTAAATAATCGACTTTAGTATAAAAAACATTATTTGCGTAGACTTCGGTACTTCCAGCAATTAAAGGAGTTCTTGCTAAACTAAACTGTTGGTAAGCAGTTCCGTTTGAATCCCCTACATACTCTTCAGAAATTGTAAAACCTTGTGTTGCGGCTACGTTTGTAGAACCTCGAGTTGCACCTACCGCAGCAGGAACTGTTATTGCAGAGTCTGTTTCAAAAATAATTTGAGTGGATACACCATTAACTGTTGTTGTGGTTGCAACTTGTGTTCCTGCTGGTACCGTAATAATAGATGCAGTGGAGTTTTGAAAAGTTAAAGTTACTGTTGCTGGGGTTCCAGTGCTTGGGGTATAGCCTAAAAGGTTGGCAATAGAAAGAACAGAAGCACGTTGAGTGGCAGTATTAATAAAGCTTTCATTGGCAGAGCGGTCAATGTAATAGTTAAGCATGTCTCCCATATAGGCAAACAGTTCAATTAATGTAATACCAAAATCAGAAGCATCAGTAGTTGTCCACTCAGGCAAAAAGGTAGGGATAAGCGCAATCATGTCATCGCGGATAGCCGCGTAATCACGAGAGGTGTAATCTACTTGCGGGATGTAGTCAGATGCCATTAGTACTCCTGAATAACGTCGCCAGAACGGCTTAAAGTGGCTGTTCTGACTGTTACTTCGTCTTTATCGCCGTTTGGCAATGCATAATAAATTGTAACGTCTAGGATGCCCAATTCATAGTCCATAACCGTGTCAACATTGTTTAAAACTAGCTTTGGTAGCAAAGAAGAGAACACGGAACGGACAGTTCCTCTTACAATATCTCCTGCTGTATCGGCATTTTCAAATAATGAGTCCCGTACAGTACCCCCATAATTTAAACGGAATACCCGTTCCCCTACGTGGGTCATTACCGCTGTAATAACGCGGCTTTGCCAAATTTTTCTTTGGTCGTTAGATGAGTAGATAGAACCCGATTCATCTATAGAAAAAGGTAGGACAATTGCTCTTTCCATTATGCTGCTCCTGTCTTCTTAGTGTAAATACCCATCCATATTGGAAAGTTAGGGTCTCCGCCTTCAAACATTACCCAAACTCCTTGATTAACTTCAGGAACTTCTCTATGGGGTGTGTGTTCAGTTCCATTAGTTTCTAAAGGGTCTGTGCTGTCTTCGTGGGCGTGTGTTAAAGTGCCCGAATTTCCTGAGTGAGCTGCGTGAGTGGCTGTAGTACTAAATGTATGAGTATGGGTTCCGCTTGGATACGATGGCCCTGTACCAGTTGTTCCACTAATAGTATGAGTAGCGTGAGTGTTTAATAACGCTGCAACTTCAGATGCTAAATGAGGCAAGTGGTCGGGGTGTTGAGCGTTGCTTGTAATTGGCAAACAAGGGTATGCCCAATTAGTTACGTTGGTATGTAAGATTTGAGGGACTTTAAGACGTATTCTATTTAATTTTTCTGGGTCGTCATTGTCTACACAAACACCACGATAAATTCCAAAAAAAGTATTATCTGCCACTTTTTGCCCCCATTTTACTTAATACTACTGAAGGCATCTTTTTTTCAGGAACTGAAGCTTTTTTTAAATTTCCTAAAGTGCCAGACCATTTATATGAGGGTGCTGAAGCTGTTTTTGTTTTAGGTTGGTTTTTTACCTGTGATACGTGCTTTGAACTTCCTTTTTTAACAGAATTACCCGTTTTAATTAATTTTGTTTTTGGCGCAATATTAATTTGTCGTACACCAGGTTTAATAACACGTTTAACTTTTTCACTTGGAGTTGAAATAATTTTATTATCGGTCCATTGAGCAGATAAACCAAGAGAATCAGCCCCAACATTTAGAATTGTTGTATAAGAGTGTTCACTAATACAGTGCTCTACAGAAAGAACCGTCCAAAATCCAGAGTATGCTTTGCCAACCCCGTCTAAAAATACAGGAGAGTCTGGCAATACACTAGGGTTTCCTTGAACTACTACTTCTCCACGATAGGCATATCTATTGCGCTCATCAGCGGCATCAGATTCGTATTTAGCAATTTGAAATGAAGGAGCCACTACAGATGTGTTGTAATTATCAAATACGGGAGAATTTTTTGTTGAACGTGTGGTTTTAATTTGAGATTGGTTAGTGTTAACGTGGTCAATACCAGAGTCTCTATCAACTCCACTAACGGCAGATGTTGCTTTTTGAGCATCTACAAACGGTATGTTTTCACCAATTGAGGGTTTAAAGGAGAATATATCTGTAGATTTGCTCTCTAAGCCAGTTAATGCAAAATACTGTGCTTCTTCACGTAAATCAGTAAAATCTTGAGTTAAAGGTTGAAAGATTAAAGTAGTGTTATTTGCTTTAAAGGAATACCCGCATTGTTTTGCTAACTTTACAAGAAGTTCCCAATCAGTCATACCAGCTTGAGAAATTTGGTCAAATATACGGGGGTAAGGAGTTGCCACGTATGACATTCCATTTTTGTTAGCAATATCTGCAACAACGGCATCTGCGGTTGTGTCAACCCATATTTTCTGTGATTGTTGTTTTAACATATATGAAGCGCCAATAACAGTTATTTCTACATAACTTTTATTTGGGGCAAGGTCAGGGGTAATATGGTGAACATAACCATTAATAGTTCTAGAGCTGCTTGTGCCTGTAAGGGTAACCGTTACTGGGGTTCCAGCAGCAATTGAGTCATATTGAGTATCCCAATCTAAAAAATAAATTTTAGCTAATTCGTGCTCATAGCGTGCGTGACTATGGGTGAATTCGTATGCACGAAAAGGGGGAGAATCTAAAGTTGGAAAGTTAACATCTAAATAACTAAACACGTGGAATCCTTATTACAGTTCCTGGCACTATGTTAGAAAAGTCATCAATTTCGGGATTGTATTCAGGTATTACCCACCAATAATCTGGTCGTTTGTAATAACGCTGAGATATTTGGTCTAAACGTTCACCTTGTGAATAGACGTGTTCTTCCCATGTAGTTGTTCCAGGGTCATCAAATTGATAAAATACAATAGGGTAGCCATCGCCATCTGTTGAAAAAGCAAGATAATCGATAAGTTGGTTGTAGTAGCGGGAGTTTTGATAAATCATTTTCCACCCCCACTTGAACGAGGAACGCTATTGCCAATTGATTTGTTAGTGCTATAGCTTGTAAGAGCACGCAAGTCTATAGATATAGTTACATCTGTTCTAATTGGAACCATATCTTTAGTAAATGCAATGTGATTTAAATATAGGCTTCCAATAACGCCCAAAAACTTTTGAGGGCCTAAATCAACTCTAACAATTGTAGGGCGCAAATAACCAATATTAGAAGTTTCTATACCAAAACTACTAAAACCACCACCGTTAATTGTTCTATATAAAAATTCAACATCGGCCATAGTTCCATAGGTAAGTAAGTTTCTAATTTTACTTTCAATATTTTGACTAAAATCAAAATCACTTAAACGAGGTTTACCTTTTTGATAAAATTTAATAAAATCTGTAACATCTTTTTGTGCTCCAACACCATTAGCGGTAGTAACTGCCCTATATTTTAAATCAACAGCTTTAAAACAAGCAAAATCATTAGTTCTGTCTAATCTAATTGTGAAATCAAGATGCGAGTTAGCAGCAAAATAGCCTGTAAGGTTGGCTAAAGGGTCTGTTTCACTTGGTGTTATGTTCATATTTACAGAAGTAGTTTGGTTAAAACCGTCTGGGTTCCACATGAATTGAAACCCGTAATAACTATCAGAAAGGTTGTCTTGAACGTAATTACCACCTGCGTCTTTTGTAAGGCTTGGTCCAGTAAAACCTTGTGAGTAAAAAATTCGACCACGGCGAGTAGAGTGCACATCATCAGCAAAAGGTTTTACAACATCTGGTTGTAATTGGTCTGGGCCAAAAGGAAGACTCCATTGGTGAGGAGGCAAATTCCATTTATAAGCAGCTGTGTACTCTTCAATAGCGGGTTGCGGAGCGCTTTCTGGGGCAGAAGATAACTTTGAAGAGGAACCTAACCCTGATGTAGGAAAAAAAAGTTTGTTTGTATTAATTTTTGCGTTTGCAATGTTTGCAACCGCAGTTAGCGCTGTACCCTTTTTGTTTGCTGGGACAGATGCACCTATACCTAAACCAGCTATTCCAGTAGAATATTGTGTTCCAATATTAGTAAAGTTTTTAAGAATATTTTTTGGTGTGTTTGCAACTTGATTAAAAAAATTATTGATGTTTGGACGCAGGGTACCCTCTACCCAAGAAGTAGTTTTACTAGCACTTCTTTTATTAGCAGCACTGGTAGTGTTTTTTGTTGCCATTATTTACCTACAACTTTCGCATTGATGCCAAGGGATTTAAGTTCATCTCTAACCGCTTTACCAACTTCTTTTGCTGTAAGTTGTGAGCCTTTAGTGTCAACTTGAATAGTTACTCCGCCATAGTTAATAACACTTGCACTTCCTGAAGAGGATGCCGCTGTCTCTAGTTTACCAGTAGCAGTGTTAATGTACATATAGTTTTGACCCATGCCGTTTGATGAGTTAGAGATTCCAGTAGAGTCTCCTAATCCAAGACCAGAACCAGATACGGAACCTCCGCTCATAGCAGACTCTGGTGAATACCCAATCATGTCGCTATTAGCAAAACCATTAGTGGTACCACTGGCAGTGTTGCCACTTAAATTGTTTATAAACCCTGAAACATCAAACCCTGATTTAGAACCCGCAGAATCAAGAAGGTTTGTAAGAGCAGTTGTGCCTGTGGCACCATCTAACACACGGGAACAAGTGTCAACTCCTGCTAAATTAACAGGTACTTTTTCAACTTCTCCACCAGTACGTGGGGCTTGAATCATCATTCCCCCACCCGCATAAATTGCTACGTGGTGAGCAGGCTTGCCCCAAAATAGTAAATCTCCAGGTTGTGCATCTTGTGGACTAATTTGTTTTCCACATTGTTGTTGTTGGCTAGAAACTCTAGGAAGAGCAACACCTAATTTAGACATAACAAAACGGACAAGAGAAGAGCAGTCAAAACCTACGGTGTTAGAGCCACGTCCAATACCTGCTGTAGGCCCTTGGTTACTTCCCCCGCCCCAAGAATACGGAACGCCTTGTTGAGTTAACGCAATAGAAACTGCAGCGCTGCCTGGAGCAAGACCTGTTTGTATTGCAGTATTAGGGCGTAAAGAGTTTGTGTTGGAGTCGTTAGATGCCTCACCAGGACCCGTAGGGCCACTGCTGTTAGAAATTTTACTTAGAAGTCCAGGCAGTAAAAGACCAGCGGCAGTACCTGCAATTAAACCAGGAACACCACCAAATTTTCCAATGTTGGCTCCAGCAGCCGCAGAACCAGCTCGTGCAGCAATTCCTTTAAATAAAGCGCTTCCCCCTAAAAATCCAAGGACAGATGCACCCATACCTAAAATACCTTGTCCACCTTTGCTTCCAATTAAAGTCTCACCCTTAGCAAGTTGCTTTAATGCAAAAGCTGCTTGTGATGAGCTTTCTACAATCCCAGCTAATTTGTCATTTATCTTAACAAGGGTGTTGGCCGCTTCAGTAAATCCTTGTGCCATTGGTTTAGCAGCAGCGGAGGTCAATCCAAATTCAGAAGCATTCATTGCGCTATTTGCGTTAAGAGCGCCAGTTAACTGACCAGTCTTAGTTAAGCTTCCTTTACTTAAATCTCCGCCTCTGGAGTATTGAAGTGCTGAGGATTGAAGAGCGTTTCTTAAACTAGAATCTCCACCAGATACGGCATCCAACATATTGGAAAGACCATTGCCAGATTGCATACTGATAGCAATATCTTGCGGACTTAATTTTCTACCCGCTTGAGTTTCTGCAAACTTGTAAATATCTTTAAAGATGTCTGCAGGGTTACGCATACCGCCGCTAGAATCACGAGCGCTAACACCTATCATGCGGAGAGTATTGACTGAAGAGCCTTTATTAAGAGCAGCAGTTGCCTGCATTGCACTTGTCATGCTTCCAGTTAAATTAGATAACTGAGCAACTCCAGGCATAATCTGTGAACTGTAGTTAGGAAGTCCTGGAAGGATTCCATTTGCTGTTCCTGCGGCAACTGCTTGTAGGGCGTCAAAAGAGCTGTTAGTAGTTCCAGCCATCATTGCGCTACGAAGTTGGGAGGTTACATTCCCCTGCATCCCAGAAAAACGAGCTTGAGAGGTTAATAGTTGGTTACTTACTGCATCTTGAACTGAAGGCATCATTGTTGCCGCAGAAGATGCAACACCTAAAGCAAGGTTTCCAACCCGCGAAATTAGATTAGAGCTACCACCAGATAACCCTGCAACACCAGTAGCTGCGCTACTGAAGGTAGGAGAGGTAGTAAGGGAGTTTCCTGAGCCGCCGCCAGCGTTACCAAAAAGAGAACCATAAGCTTTGGAAGTTTTTTCCGCTTCACCACGTACATTTTTTGCAAAACCAAATAGCTTTTCCATAAGACCAATGTCTTTTTGAAGGTTGCCTGATAGTGATGCGTTACCTGGTGTTGACGGAGTATCCACTTATTATCCTCTCTGGTATCTCAAAGCTCTTTCAAGCCAATTTTTTCGTTCTCTAAAAGACAAAGAGCGAATATCGCCCAACGTCCATCCAGAAAATGCCCGAGTTAGTGCTTCGTATTGGTCCAGTAAGTTTTCGTATTCTTTCTCGCTATAAGCGAAACAAAGCAGTAAGACTCAATGGTGTATCCATAGGATTACCACATGCCTCACAATTCTTTGTCACCTCCCCAAGGCGCGGGCCTGGATTGCGAATAATAATCTCTTCTACAAGGCGTTCACGCTCTGCCATGCCTAGCTTGAGGACTGATTGTGCGCCAGAAGATGTTTTACCATCTATAGCTAGTACACACCCAGATAACAAGATTGTATTTAATTCAGCGTTAGTCTTATCGGAGTTCTCCATAAGTCTGCGCTGTACTTCTCCATCGGGAAGAGTAAGAATTACTTCGCCCGATTTTACTTTGACTGTCCACCTTCTATCTTTAAGCGGGTCTTCCAATTCTTTAATTGGAATATCTGCGTCAAGGTCAATGTCAACAATCTGGTCGGTTCCACAGTCCTGGCATACTGCTCTGTATTCAACTGAATTTCCAAAAGTTACTTTTCTAATCCCCAAGAGAATTGCATCTCTATCTGAGGCTAGTAACTCATCAAGTCCGTCTTTATCTACAGATTCTCCGCCAATACTGACTAAACCTTTTTGAAGAATTGTTTGGAGTGCTTTACCTAAAAAGCCAGCCTTTGCAATTGCTTCTTCATCTGCTCCGTTTAGTTCTCGCACCTCTGCGTATTTAGCGAGGATGCCCTCCTTGGAGACAAAGCCTCCAGGGAGAGACACCTCAGTACTAGATGGTGCTGCAGTTTCTACAACTACGGGC